GCCACCAAGGGAAACCCCGCCTTCCCCTGGTACCTGTCATCCCCAATCAAGAACATGGGGCAGACCACCATGCCCGTGCGTCTCCGTGAAATGGCCCGCGCCGGGTACTGCGGCCGAATCAACGAGAACGGAAAGACGGCGTTCTATCTCACCGTCCGAGGCGTGAAGCTCGCCAAGGCATACTATCGTTCCTTCGAGGTCCAGCTATAATGATCCCGTAAAACCCAACCATGCCCACCGAAACAGCCAAGCCCAAGCGCCAGCGCGCCGACCGCCGCAAGACCGTCGAGAAGGTCGCCAAGGCCATGCTCTTGAAACCAAGGGCCACGGAAAGGGAACTGGCGAAGGCGGCAGGCGTATCACCATCGTCCGTTAATAGGGTAAAGGAGGAAGTGAGACAAACGGGAGCTAAGGACGACCGAATCCTGGCAATCACCGACGCCGACGTGGAGATCGTGCAGCTCTCCCAGGGCCATATCCTCCGGGAACTCAAGCGCCCCGTGGCGATGATCGACGCCCGCGACCTTTCCAGCATCGCCAAGGACTCCGCCGCCCGGTACATGCTGCTCCGTGGCGAGGCGACCGACGAACACGGCGCGGCCAAGGTGCTGACGCCAGACCAGCTCGCCCTGCTCCAAGGGGCCATCGCCAACCTTCCGGGATAATGGACCTTCGGACCATCCAAGCCGCGCTCGAAGATCCCGCCGTCCGGCCGGAACTCGTAAAGCGTTCCCTCTACGCCTTCGGGGTCAACTACCTCCCGGGGGTTTTTTGCGTGCCGCCCGCCCAGTTTCACTGGGAGTGGGCCAAGGCGTTCAACGCCCGCAAGTCCGTGTGCGTCATCGGCGCCCGCGACCTGGGCAAGACCTTGTGGGCCGTGGCCGACGTGATCCGGGCCATCGCCTTCAAGGAGGTGGGCTATATCCTGTGGGTGTGCCAGGACCAGGCCAAGGCACAAGAACGCCTGTACGACATCACCGTACAGCTCCAGGCGAACGCCAACATCAAGGCGGACTTCGGGGAACTCTACAACGGCCGCCAGGAAAAGGAAATGGACATCAAGGAGCGCAAGACGATGGCCGAGTTCATCACGACCAACGGCGTCAAGGTGCGCGCCTTGGGCCTCGGGACGGGCGTGCGCGGCGTCAACTACATCGACAAGGCGGGCATATCCCGCCGCCCGGATCTCATCGTCCTGGACGACATCGACACGATCAGCTCCGTCAACACCGTGGAACTCATCGACGCCGGGTACAACCGGGTCAAGGGGGAAATCATGGGCGCGGAAGGGGCGTCGGCCCGCTACGTCGTCCTGGGGAACGTCATCAAGGGCGACGGGGTATCGCAGCGCGTCTACCGGGAAATGGGCCGCCGGAAGGATTGGGCGTGCTTTTGGCAGCCCGCCGTGGAGAAAGGCGTCATCGCCTGGCCGGCACGCATCTTCGCTACCGACGCGGAAGCGGAAGAAGCCAAGGCCAAGGGGCACAAATCTCCCATCAGCTTGCAGAAGAAGCTGGAACAGCAGGGGCCGACCGCCTACGCGCAGAACTACGAGCTGGTGCCCTACGAGGGCGGGGAAGCCATCTTTCGGCGCGAGTGGATACGCTGGGCCGCCGGGAGCGATTGCGTCGCTGGTGCGTCATCCTGGGACCGCGTGGAGGTGATTTGCGACCCTGCCAACAGCACCAAGACTCTCTCCGACGCCTTCGCCATCACGTGCTGGGGCCATCGCGGAGTCCAGCGCGTCATGCTTTGGGGCGAGGAACTGAAAGGCCCCGCCAAGGACGACAACAACGCCCTTGCCGTCATCGAGGGACTGTACCGCCGCTACCGCGCCAACGTCGTGAAGATCGAATCCGTGGGCTACATGGCGACGCTGGCCCGCCTACTGCGCGAGCGAGGTATAGCGGTCACCGAGGTAAAGCGCCACAAGGACAAGGTGACCCGCGCCAAGGAGGTACAGGCGGAATTCCAAAACGGGAACGTGTATTTCAACCCCGAATGCCACGCCGCCCATGCGACGGTCGAGCAATTGCTTGCGTTCCCGAACGTCACGCACGACGACCTGGCCGACACGGTATTTGACGCCGTGGCCCGCCCGACCTTCACGGCGGTTTTCGCTTAACGCTTGACTTGCGTGACTCGCGGGATAATGTGACTGCAAAGGAACTCGATGCCAAAACCTCGCAAGGCCGCGTTCCGTGCGGCGACGGCCACGCCAATACTCCGGCAGAACTCCCAAGCGGGCGACCAACCTTTGGCCGTCCGTTCTATCCGTACCTGGTATGAGGTCTGGGAGCGCAACGGAGACGTGTCCCGAGCGGTCGAGGTACTGGGCGACACCGTGGCCAAGTCCGGCGTCATGGTCATGAAGGGCGAGCGGGAATTCAAATCCCCCGAGACGGACGCGCTGGTGCGCTCTTTCCTGTCCGTGAAGGGCGACGCCGTGGTGGACATCAAGGTGGGAGGCAACGTCTACTGGGCCATACTGCGCAACGCCGAGGGCAACCCGGTGGGCGTGGAATTGTTGGACCCGTGCCACGTCACGATCTACACGGACTCCACGACTTCCCTGCCGACGCGCTACGTGTACGCCGACCAGATGCGCCAGGGGCGGCAGTTCACCTACGCCGCCGAGGACGTTATCCACGTCAAGCCCGTCAAGGACCGCAAGAACCCGGCGATGGGCATTTCCCCGGTCGCCCGCATCGTGTACGACGCTTTCGGAGACGACCGCGCGGCAATGGCGAACTTCGTCTTTTTCGACAACAACGCCGTCCCCGCCCACCTGGTAAAGCTGGTGGCCGGGGCGACGCAGGAACAGGCCGACAAGCTGCGCGAGCAGATGGAAGCCAAGTACGGCGGCGCCAAGAACCAAGGCAAGGTCGGCACGTTGTCCAACGCCATCGACTCGATCATCACGCTCACCGCGACCGACAAGGACGGCAAGTGGGTCGGGATGCGCCAGTTCTCCACGGAAAAGGTGTGCGCCGCGATGGGCGTACCAAAGTCGATCCTCAACTACACGGAGGGGGTAAACTACTCCAACGGCGCCCAGCAGTACCAGATATTTATCGAGAACACCGTGCGGCCGATGGAAGAACGGTTCGAGCAGGTTTTGAATTCCCTGCTCGCCCCCTACGGTTGCACCGCCGACATCATTGACGACCATATCAGCCAGGCCATGCAGTGGGCCGACATCGCCGTCAAGCTCAAGTCTGGTGGTATCATCACGACCGACGAGGCCCGCGAGTACGTCGGGCACGAGCCGGACGATTCGCTCAACGACCCGGAAGAACCTACCCAACCGCAAGCCTAATTTTCCCATCATGAACAAGCAGAAGCTCGAACAGGCCCTTTCCAAAGTCCGCAACTTCCAGGTCGCTTTCCGCGCCGTGGACGGTTCGGCCGAGGGCAAGATCACCGTCGAGGGCCTGGCATCCACGCCGGACATCGACAGCTACGAATCCATCATCGAGCCGTCGGCCTACGCCGATTCGATGCGCGATTACCTGGCGAAGAACCCGGTGGTCCTGCTCCAGCACAAGCACGACAAGCCGATCGGCCAGGTGGTAGAATACTCCATCGACCAGGGCGGCCTTTTCGTACGCGCCGAAATCACCGAAGACGTGGACGGGGTATTCTCCGCCCTCAAGAACCGCGTCCTGCGCGGGTTCTCCGTCGGTTTTATGCCCGTCTCGTGGGAGTTCCGCATGGTCGCCGAGCGCGAAGTGCTGGTACTCACCAAGATCGAGATGAAGGAAATCTCCGTCGTCTCCGTCCCCGCCAACCCCAACACCATCTTTTCCGTCGCCCGCTCCATGCAGGAGATCGGCGAGGAACTGCGCGCCTGCCGCGCCGAAGATACGCAAGACGCCCCGGCTCCCGCCGAGGTCGTCCCGGAGGCCCAACCCGTTGCCGAACCTGTCCAGCCCTCTGAAAACGCCGGTGGAACCCCGGCGCCCGCGCAAGCGGTGGAAGGCGAACCGGCCAAGGAAGCAGACGTGAAACCCGTCGAGACGCCCGCCGCCCCCGCGCCGGACGCCGCCGCCCCGGTGAAAGACCCGGAGCCGGTGAAAGACCCCGCCATCGAGGCAGCGGAAGCCGCCAAGGCCGAAGCGGAAGCCAAGGTGACCGAGGCCGAAACCAAAGCGGCCCAGCTCTCCCAAGAGTTGGAAGCCGCGCGCGCCGCGCTCGCCTCCGAACAGGAAGCCAGCAAGGCCCACCAGTCCAAAATTTCCGCCCTCGAATCGGAACTTTCCGGCGTCCGCGCCGCCAAGACCGAGACCGAGGAACGGATGAACAAGATGCTGACGCGCGGTTTTAGCTCCGGCACGCCCGTCAGTCCCGCCAGCCAGTCGTCCTATCGGATGCCGTCGCTGGCCGAAATCGCCCGGAGCGTTCACGCATAAAGAAACATGAATCCCGCTCTCAAGCCGGGCGCCGTCCACGTCGGAACCATCCGTTCCGCCGCCGACGCGACCCGCCTCATGGCCGAGCTGCTCGCCGGCCAGTACAAGTCCGAAGGTGCCGCCGATCACCGCGCCGACCTGTCCAAGGCTCTGGAACGCAAGGCCCTGCTCACGACCCGCGCCAACGAAGTGATGCACTCGACGAACACCGGCTACGGCGCCGAACTCGTCCCGGCGTCCGTCCTCATGTCCGACTTCCTGGACATGGCCCCGACGTACTCCCCGGTCGTCGCCGCGTTCCAGGCCGGTTTCCACGGCCGCGGTTTGCAGAAGATCGAAAAGCGTCCCGTCGTCGGCGAGGTCGGCTTCCACGACCTGGCTTCCGAATGGACGACCGGCGCTGGCGCCATCGCCCAGGGTACGAAGCGCGTCCCGACGGCCCTCGTCACGCTGACGCAGAAGACGTACCAGGCTTCCGTCGATGTCTCCGACATGGACGTCCGCTACTCGGTCATCGACCTGCTGGCGCTCATCCAGGCCAAGCTGGCGAAGTCCGCCGCCCGCACCATCGAAGGCTTGATCATCAACGGCGACACCACGAACGCCGCCACGGGCAACGTCAACCTTGACGACGCCGACCCGTCCGACACGTCCTACTACCTGGGAGCCGACGGTCTCCGCAAGACGTTCCTGTCCGCCGCAACGAACGTTGGCGCCTTGGCGTTCGACGACTACGCCACGGTCATGGCCAAGTTGGGCCAGTACGCCGCCAACCCGGCCGACGTCTCGCTCATCATGAACGTCCAGACGTACCTCAAGTCCCTCGGTATCGCTGACTTCGCGGACGCCGCCAAGAACGGCAACATGTCCACGGTCAACGAAGGCGCCCGCGCTCTGACGAAGATCCTGGGTTGCAACGTCTACACGTCCGAAGTGTTCGGCCTCACGGAAGCCGACGGCAAGATTTCCGCCACCCCGGGCAACAACCTGTTGGGCGGATTTATGTTCGTCAACAACAAGGCCGTTCAGTACGGCTTCGGTTCCGACTACGTTCTCGAAGTCTACCGCATTCCGGGCAAGGGCTGGCAGATCCTCGGTTCCTACGACATGGGCCTGGCCATCGCCACGTCCCTGGTCGGCGAAGGTGCCACGGGCGCTCTCGCCATCAACGCCACCGTCTAACCGACTTCCCCATGAAGCGCACCTTCCGATACGCCGGAAAAGGAGAAACCCTCATCCTGCTCCCAGGAGCTACGGAGAAGACGAAGGTGCGCGAAGGGGAAACGGTCACGGTCGAATTCGCCGAGCCGCACATGGCCCATCCTGGCTATGCGCGTTACCTGAACATCAACCGGTTTCGCGAGGCGGGGGAAACGGCGCAAGCCGTGGCCTCCGTCTCCAGCCCGGAAAAGCCCAAGCGTCCCAAGAAGTAAGACCGACCGATGCAATCCCTCGCCACCCTCGCGGAATTCCGCACCGCCCAGCCCGCCCTGGCTTCCGTCTCCGACGCGCAGGTACAAGCGGCCCTGGACGCGGTTTCCGCGTGGGCGCGGGGGATCGTCGGGCCTGTCTTGGCTTCTGACTTCGGGACGGGGTACGACGCCAAGATCCGGCACGCTTCCCGGTTCGGCGACAAGTTCGTCCTGCCTACGAAGTTCGCCACGGCGGTGACGAAGGTCGATAACGTCGCCTATACGGGCGTTCTCGGCACGGACTACTGGCTGGACGTGGAAGAGGTCACCATGCCTTCCCTGCCCGTCACGTTCTCGTATTCGCCGTACTTCACGGTCACGCTCACGGGAGGCCAAGCCTGCCCGGCGGACTTGAAGAACGCCATCGCCGAATTGGCCGCCAAGACCGTCACGCGCGACGCTGGGAGAGACATCAGCTCCCAATCCCTCGGGCCGCGCTCCGTCACGTACGGCAAGGATTCCGACCCGACCGTGATGGCCGCAGAGTCCATCGTCCGCAAATACCAACCCGCCGTCGCATAATATGGTCTTCTTCGACGAACTGGCCGACGTGTACGCGCAGACCGTCTCGGAATCCGGGGCGGAACAGGTCGCGGCGTTGTCGCTCGTCGCCGCAAACCAGCCCTGCGCGTGGTGGACGTATTCGGCCAAGCTGGCCGACGGGCAACTGGGGAGGGAGACGGAAGTCACGACCGCCACGGTGTGCTTCCGTGGCTCGTCCTCGGTACAGGTCGGAAGCGTCGTCCGCCACGGCGGGAAGGACTGGCTCGTCGAGTCGGTCGCCCCGCACAAGTGGGCGGGCGTCGTGGACAACCTGGAATGCAAGGCCAAACTGCTGACCTAAACACATGCTGAAAGACGCCGACAAATCGCTGCTCAAGGCCCTCGGGCCGGCCGTGGCGAAGGCGTCCCAAGTCCTCAAGGCCGAAGCCGACGCGCGCACCCCGGAAGACACGACCCGCCTGGTGCGATCCACGAAGCTGACGCAGCTCTCCGTCTCCGGCGAAAAGGTATCCGGGGGCATCGAGAACGCCACGCCGTACGCCACGTACGTCGAGTACGGCGTAGGCAAGGCTTACAACTACCACAAGCCCAAGGGTGTCGTGTTCCGCAGAGGGGTCGGCGCGCGCATGTTCACGCTCGCGTTCGACGCCAAGCGGCAGGATGTCACCAAGACGATAACCGAAGCAATACGAGCATGGGCATCCGACTTGAGGAAATAGCCACCTGGCTCCGCA